GCAGGAGATGTGTTCTCTTTTAATCTTCCAGAAGATGGAATTTTATTTAAAGGTTTTATGACTGTAAATGCAATATCAGGTTTAACAGCAGCGACAATATTGTTAGACAAATAGGAGTTTAAATGGCAACTTCTGGAACAACAACTTTTGAATCAAGTTTTTATATTGATGATATAATTACTGAAGCCTATGAACGTATAGGTCGATTTGATTATTCAGGTAATGATATAAAAACTGCTAGACGTTCTTTAAACATAATGTTTCAAGAATGGGCAAATAGAGGTTTGCATTATTGGCAAGTAAAAAATAATTCTATTACATTAGTTGATGGTCAAGCAGAATATGTAATGTATAGATCAACAGCTGATGGCACTTCAAGTCCAAATTCAGTTTATGGTGTTGATGATATTTTAGAAGCAAGCTATAGAAATGCTTCAAGTGTTGATACACCACTTACAAAAATTAATAGATCAGAGTATCAAGCATTTTCAAATAAAACATCTACAGGTGTTCCATCACAATATTTTGTACAAAGATTTATTGATAGAGTAACTATTACTTTATATTTAACTCCCGGAAGCACAGAAGCCGGAAATTTTCTAAACTATTATTATGTTAGCAGGATTCAGGATGCCGGGGCCTACACTAACGAAGCAGATGTACCTTACAGATTTGTACCTTGTATGGTTGCAGGACTTTCATATTATTTATCAATAAAATTTAAACCAGAATTAGTACAACAAATGAAAATGCTTTATGAAGATGAATTCAAAAGAGCATTAGAAGAAGATGGTTCTTCATCTAGTTCTTTTATAACCCCAAAAAATTATTACCCAAATGTCTAGATCAAATGGAAAATTTGCACAGTTTATTTCAGATAGAAGTGGTCAAGCCTTTCCATATAAAGAAATGGTTATTGAATGGAATGGAGCAAGAGTTCATACATCTGAGTTTGAACCAAAACATCCACAGTTAGAACCAAAACCACATACTGCTGATCCACAAGGTTTATTAAACGCTAGACCACAAACTTTTACAGTTGCTTCAGGAGATGGTGGATTTATGACAGTTGATTTAACTTTACCGGGAGACTTTGCATTTCAATCAAACAATGGTATGATACCTGATAATGGATCTATAGTTAATAGTAAAAGGCAAGGTAAAATTAGTTTAGGAAGTGTAACGGTAATAACATAATGACATACGCAGAATTAGTACAAAAAATTAGAGATTACACAGAAGTTGATAGTAATGTTTTAACATCTACTATTGTTGATGGATTGATATCTGATGCAGAATTTAGAATTTTAAGAGATGTAGATTCTGATAACAATAGAAGATATGCAACAGCTAATTTAGTAGCTGGTCAAAGATTTATTGATACACCCGATAATTTATTAGTGGTTCGATCTGCACAAATCGTAAATGGTGGATCAGGTGGTACTAGAAATTTCTTAGAATATAGAGATACAAGTTTTATGTCAGAATATAATTCAACAGGAGCTACTGGAGAGCCAAAATACTACAGTATGTGGGACCAAGATACAATCGTTTTGGCACCTACGCCAGGTTCAAGTTATGAAATTCAATTAAATTATATCTTGAAAGATCCGGGATTATCGAGTACAAATACTACTACATATTTAAGTCAAAATTTTCCCAATGGCTTATTATATGCATGCTTAGTTGAAGCATTTAGTTTTCTAAAAGGGCCAAATGATCTCTTGCAATTATACGAAGGAAAGTATAAACAAGTGGTTGAAGGCTTCTCTATAGAACAAATGGGAAGACGAAGACGAGATGAATATCAATCAGGTGTTCCTCGAGTCGGCGGAAAATAATAATAAGGAGATAAACTATGGCTATAACACAGGCACTTGCAAATTCTTTTAAAAAAGAATTATTGGAAGCTGATCATGACTTCACGCAAACGACTGGTGACAAGTTTAAAATCGCTCTTTATACTTCTTCAGCTACTCTAAACTCAGCAACTACTTCTTACACAACTGGTAATGAAGTTGGAGCATCTGGTCAATACAGCGCAGGTGGTGGAGCATTAGTTAATAACGGTACAGCAATTGGATCTGGAACAGGTGCAGGTGTTGCATACGTTGACTTTGCTGACAGATCATTCACTGGTGTGACTTTGACTGCTAGAGGAGCTTTAATCTATAACACTTCAGCAACTGTAGCGAATGCAGCTGTTGCAGCTTTAGATTTTGGAAGTGATAAAACAGCGACTTCAGGAACTTTCACAATTCAGTTTCCAGCAGCAACAACTTCAGCAGCGATTCTAAGAATTTCTGGTTAATAGCATAGGAGGTAACTTCCTATGGCAACTTGGGGATCTCAGACTTGGGGTTATGAAAATTGGGGAACGTTAGGAGATCAAATCGTTTCTCTAACTGGGGTTTCTGCGTCTGCAAATTTAGGTGAAGAAACAGTTGCCGGAGAAATTAATCTTGGCTATGGTAGAGATACTTGGGGCTCACTTGGCTGGGGTATTGCAGGAACTTTACAAGTATCTGGAATTTCTTTTTCTGCAAATCTAGGTTCTCCATTAATTGATACAGAAGTAAATATAGGTTGGGGATCAGATACCTGGGGCACTGAAACTTGGGGTATATCAGGTTTAAATGTTGACTTAACAGGAATTTCTTTTTCTTCAAATTTAGGAAGTGTTACAACAACTGCTAACGCAGATATAATACCGACCGGCGAAGAAATTACTGGTACTACAGGAACTGTAGAAGCTTTTGCATCTTTCATACAAGAAGTTGATGGCATCCCAATGACCATGACTTTAAGTTTTGATCCTGAAATTGTTACACCTCTTGGTCAAGAATTAACATCATCATTAGGTACAGCTACATTAGATGCAAATACTATTGCAGAAGTATCTACAACTGTACCATCTTATTACGGTTCAGCAACATGGGGCTTTGGTGCTTGGGGCAATGAACCTGTAGAAACATTAGCTATGAATTCAGATGAAGGAACCGTGGATCCTTCTCCTGATGCAACGGTTACTGGTATTGGATTTAATGCTTCTTTAGCTGTAGGTACAGTTATTATTGGAGAGGCTAATGTAACAGTTACTGGAACAGGTTTTGCAGCAGGTCTTGGAATAGGTACATTAGATGCCGTTTCTTTGATAGATGTTACTGGAATAGCTATGTCAGCTAGTGTTGGAAGCATTACAGCTAAAGGATTTGCTAATGTAACTTTAACAGGTTTTGGCTTGACAATGGCTGAAGGAACGAATAGAACTCTAATATGGAACCAAGTAAATACAGGTACAGCGCCTACTTGGACAGAAGTTGACACCGCTGCTTAAAAATTATAGATTGACATTATTCGTCAAAATTTATAAAAATAGATTAATTGGAGAATTTAAAATATGGCAAACTCAACATCAGCTAATTTAAAATTAACTGTACAAGCAACTGGTGAAAACTCAGGAACTTGGGGACAGATTACAAATACAAACTTATTAATTCTTGAACAAGCTATTGGTGGTTATGATGCGTTCAACGTAACTAATGTTAGTAGAGCTTTAACTTTTACAAATGGTGCATTATCAAATGGTAAGAACGAAGTTATTAAATTAACTGGTACACTTGAAGCAAACGTAAACGTTACTATTCCAGATTCAGTTGAAAAAACTTACATCATTCATGATGGTTGTGACCATGCAGGTTTCACTTTAACTTTCAAAACTAGTTCAGGTACAGGTGTTGATTTATGTGAAGGTCATAAATATGTTTTATATTCAGATGGTACTAATATTGAAAAAGCTTCTGAAGAAAGAGTATGGAGAGCAGTTTCAGCAGCTGAAACAGTTCAAACAGGTGCTCAACTTTTAGTAAATACAAATGGTGGAGCAGTTACAATTACACTTCCTGCCTCTCCAAGTATAGGTGATGAAGTTTCATTTATGGACCAAGGATATGATTTTAATACAAATGCATTGACTGTTGGAAGAAACGGATCTAATATAGCAAACAGTGCAGCTGACCTAGTTGTTAATACACAAGGTGCTGGTTTCAGTTTAGTATATTCTGGAGACGCTACAACAGGTTGGACTTATAGGGAGAAATAGAATATGGCAAATTACGAAGCAACTAAATACGATTTTGACGGAGCTAACCTTACAGGTATTGAAGGTATTCCAACAGCAACAATTGTACCGTGGTCAGATTCTTCTATACCAAGTGGATTTTTAGAATGTAATGGCTCTGCAGTTTCAAGAACAACATATGCAGATTTATTTGCTATCGTTGGTACAACCTATGGATCGGGTAATGGTTCAACAACTTTCAATGTACCAGACTTACAAGATAATGTAGCGGTTTCAAAATCTAATAACAAAACTTTAGGTTCAACTGGTGGAGCAAATACTGTATCTTCAACTGGAAACGTTGGTGGATCTACGGCTAATGCGACTTTAACAACAGCACAACTGGCACAACACAGACACGACATTGAACTAAGAGACCCTGGGGGAAGTTACCCTCTTGGAATTTCTGCAGGATATCACACTGGTGGAATGCAATCACCAACTTTTTACGAAGGTTCATCAACAGGTCATGCTCACAACATGAGTGCGAATTTTACTGGTGATGCAACTTCAGTATTGCAACCTTATTTAACAGTAGTTTATATTATTAAAACTTAGGAGAAAAAATGGCAAGTAAAGGAAACTGGACAGTAGTATTTGATGACAAAGTCATCATTAAACAAACTGGTAATGATGTAGGACCTCAAATAATTAATGACGATACTTTTTGGAATCAATCTAAATTTTCAAACATTTGGGCAATTCAATATGGAGCATCTAATACTTCAGATGAAGTAGAATATAGAGATGACACTCCTCATTCATCATATGTTGATGCAAACTTAGGTGATTTTCAAACTTTTATAGATAAATGGGACGATGCTAAATTAGCAGAATTACAAGCTGCTTGGGATGCAGATCCAAGACCTGAATCTGAAAAAGGTGCAAGACCTACTTCTTACTCTTCATAATCAGTTATAAATAAAGTAGCTGTATATCTTCTTAAATTAGGTTGGTTATTTGCGTGAGCAGAATGTATCCAATCTGATGGAAATAAAATAGCTCTATTTTCTCTAAAACCAACATGAATATCTAATTCAAAATTATTTTCATCTCCGTAGTAAAAAACTGTTCCATTAGTATTAGCAGCTGGTCCTTTTAACATCATTAAAATATTTATTTTTGCACCAATTGTAGTATCTGTATGAGGTATAAATTTTTCTAAATTTCTTATGTCTACACCGCTATCTTCATGTGTTTCTTTAATTTTTATTTTAAATTTTTTTTCTGATTGATTAATGAACGTTTTTAATAAACCCGGATCATCTTTTAACATAAACCTCATTCCATAGTAATAATCTTTACTTTTTATTTTACCTTCATTTAAATATCTAGGTTCGTAATATAGTGAACCTGTAATATGATTTTTTACATTTTGAAATAAAATATCTTCAAAAAAATTATCTATAATTTTAATCATATTTTTATGTGGGTTTTAAAGTCATCCAAGAAGTTAGTATATATTTTTCACCTGATAAAGGTGGATTACCTCTATGTAAATAAGGAAATGCAGCAGGCCAAATAACTATTCTGCCAGTTTTAGGTTTTACTCTTTTTGAAAAATGTAAAAATTCAGTTTCCCCTCCTTCTTTCACATCGTTTAAATAGATTGTATATACAAAAGCTCTAGCTTCCATTTCAAAACCTTTGTTATGTTCTATATGCCAAACATGATATCCTTCGGTAGGTAATGTTTTCTGTAATTTTAAACTAGAAAAATGAAATTGAATACTATCATAAGCATCTTGTGCTCCTGTGTTTTTCACATAATGTTTCCAAGCTATTTCAAAATTTAAAATCATAGGTTTTAATTCACTCCACCAAATTTCTAAATTATTGCCATTTGCAAAAAATTGTTTATCTTTTTTTTGTAAAATAGAAGCATTTTCAAAATCCATTCTATTTAGTGTATGGTGAAATTTATTTTGTGTTTCAAAAAGTTTTATCGCTTTATTACATTCTTCTTTAGTAATGTAATTATCATATACTCCAATAAAATTATCTATGTTATTTTTTTTATTTATCATTTTTTATTTCATAAACATTTGCACAGAAATTCTTGGTATAACTGGGCTTAAAATAGGATTCACTTTGTGTTCAATAGGAGGTTTTACTATAACCAAAGAATTACCAACAACAGGTATAAACCCATGATTTTTATTGTAAGTAAACATAAACTCTCCTCCCCAATGTGAATTCCATTTGTGATTTATATAATAACTAGCTCCATATTTCCAGCCGCTGTCGAGATGCCAACTTATACCAGTTTCTTTTTTCATATAATGGATTGTACTTGTTATTTTTTCTACATCTTCTATTTTAAAATAAATATTATGTTTAATTAATGTTTTCAATATTTCAAATGGTTTATAGTTATCTATACCAATTCGTAAAGGAGGTATATTATTTCCTATTATGTTTTTATCCCATTTTCCTTCTACACTATGTAAATTTAATTTTTTCCTTTCTTTAAAAATTGCATTATGTATACTTTTATAAGTTTTATGATCTAAAAAATTATTTATCCACCACATTTTACCTGGTATTGAATACATTAACTTCATGATTTTAAAAAACAATTTATACAGTACCTAACACCTTTAGTTACAGGTTCAGTCCCATGTATCCAAATAGGTTCAGCTGGAAATATCATAGCATCACCTGTTTTAAAAGAATGTTTTATTTGACCATCAAAAAATCTAAATTCACCACCTTCATAGTCTTCATTTAAATTTAAAGTACAAGATGCTCTTGTGCTACTACCAACATCAGAATGATCTTTTATACTTGCTCCTTTTTTGTATTTTAAAATTCTAATATTATCTGTCTTACTTATAAGACAATCATTAAAATCTGGAGATATTTTTTTACTTTTTATATAAAGTACATAGTTTGTTATCATTATAGATATATACTTTTTTGCCTCTTCTAAAGCATATAATATATCTTCGTTAGGGTTTTCTATAATAGATAAATTTAAACAATCAAAATCATCTATTTCTTTTTTATTGGTTTTAAATTTGTAACTGTTTTCTAAATGTAATAACTCAGGATATTTTTCAAATATCTCTATAATTTTTTGACAAACTGTTTTTGGAACTAGTCCATTAATGATGTACTTTAAATCTGATATTTTATGATTGTAAGCCATTTTCCTTTAACTTCGTATATTCAAATTGATTCTTTTCGCTAATATTAAATATTAAACTATATCTTTCTCTATCTTCTTCATATGTATCAAAACCATGTAATATTTCAGGGGGAAAAATATAATAGTCTCCAGGTAAAGGAGTTATTTTTATGTTTAATTCAGGTAGTATTAAATCACATCCTTTTGTTAAATATAATATACCATGTAGACAAGAATGTGTGTGATATTTTAAACTTTCTCCTTTTTTAATTTGATTACCCCAAGCATTATGAATAGTCTTTCTTTGTAAAAAATGCTTAAATATATTAGAGTGTGTCGTTTGATATTTATTTATTAAATAAGTCATAAAGTTAACAAATTCGGGTTTATCTATAAAATAATTCCAATCAGTCATATTCCCTTTTACATTAGTAAAATTTTTCATTTTAGGATCTAAATTATTTTTTATTTGTAATATAAAATTATGTATTCGATCTGGATATGGGTAGTTTCCAAATATTATATTTACGGTTCTAGGGTATGTAATATTTAAACTACTTCTATCTTCATTTAATTTATTATTTTTATCTAATAAACTAATCATTTAATAGTTTTGATTTTTCTATTTGAGTTTCGTCTAAGGTTTTATCCTGTGTTTCTAATTTTTTTAAAGTAATTTTATTTGGTTTCCATTCTTCTTTATTAACTTTTTTACCACCTCGATCTGGCATTGTTTGAAATATCGTAATATAACTTCCATCATAAGGTCTAAGTTTTTCTTTCCACCAATCTGGATCTTTGATAGTATAATGTGCATTTTTTCCATTAGTTAAAACTTGTGTAGCAGGATAACAAGTAATTGTTAAAAATACTTTATTACCATAACTAAATATATCTTTTAATACTTCTTCGACTTTATCTTCTTGCACGTGTTCCATTACATCAATACATAAAACTAATTCATATTGACCAGTTGGTTTATTTGAAAATTGTGGAACCGCAGGATCGTATGAAGTTATATTTATACCCATTGGTGATCCTGGAAGCTTTCTGTTATTAAATAAAATAGGATGAAATTTTGCTTTACCACAACCATAATCTAATATGGTTGTGATATTATTCTCTTTTATTAAATTAAAAATTTGATGTTTATATTCTGCTAATGCTTCACCAATCCAATTGTTTTGGTTTACAGCATGAAATTTAGTTGCTTCTTCTAATGACTCATACATAATTTTTCTCTTTATATTCTTTATAATGCTTATAACATAATTCAGTGAATTTAGTCAATTCCAAAACTTCTTTAAAGGTATCAACTTTATAAGCATCAATACCATCATAACCCATTTCTTTTGCTACTTTAAATCTATAGTGACCACAATGTATTTCATCATCTTTAAATACAGCAGGAAATAACAATCCATCTTCTTTCATGTATTTACGAACATTCTCTAAATGCTCCTGATCCCAGTCTATTTTATCTTGTAATGAGTCAAAATCTATGTATGATAGACGTTCGGGAAACCATATTATTCTCGCTTTCATTATATTCATAAGTATTATATAGTAGGTTATATGCTACAAAAACTAAATTTCAAGCCCGGTTTTAATAAGATGGTCACTGATTCTGGAGGCGAGTCTCAATGGGTCGATGGCGATTTTGTTCGATTTAGATATGGACTTCCTGAAAAAATAGGAGGTTGGAATCAATTAACTATACAATATAAAACATTACCAGGTGTTGCACGTGCACAGCATGCATGGACATCTATAAATGGTGAAAAGTATACTGCAATTGGGACATCACAAGGTTTGTTTTTATATTATGGTGAAGACTTTTATGATATTACCCCTTTAGATACAGCAATCACTGGAGCTAACTTTGATGCTACAACCGGTTCACCAACAGTTACTGTTAATAAAACTGCTCATGGTTTATTAAACGGGAGATATGTTACATTTGATTCTGTAACGGTACCAACGGGTTCTGGATATGCTACAACAGATTTTACAGACAATACTTTTGAAATTGCTAATGTCACAGCTAATACTTTTGAAATTACTATGCCATCTAATTCAGCAGCCACTACTTCTGGAACCGGTTCAGCAGAAATACTTCCATATGTAATTGTTGGTCCAATATTTCAAACAGCAGGTTATGGATGGGGCACTGATACTTGGAGCACATCAACATGGGGCACGGAGCGTTCAACCAGCGACGTGGTTCTGGATCCAGGCATCTGGAGTTTAGATAACTTCGGTCAAATATTAGTTGCAACAATTCACAATGGTAAAACATTTACTTGGGATGCAGGAGCATCATCTCCAAGAGGAAATAGAGCAACCGTTATGACAGGTGCACCTACTGCATCAAGACTTACACAAGTATCGGATAGAGATAGACATGTATTTCATTTTGGAACAGAAACAACCATTGGTAATCCATCAACACAAGATCCAATGTTTATAAGATTTTCAAATCAAGAAGACTTTAATACATATGCTCCAACTGCAACGAATACTGCAGGGACATTTAGAGTTGATAAAGGAAATGAAATTGTAGGAGCAGTATCTGGTAAAGATTATACATTAGTATTAACCGATAGTTCTGCATATGTAATTCAATTCGTTGGTCCACCATTTACATTTTCAGTTAAACAAGTTGGTACAAACTGTGGATTGATTGGTCAACATGCACTGACGTATTCTAATGGTGTTGTCTTTTGGATGTCCGGTGAAGGTGGATTTTTTATGTACGATGGTACCGTTAAAGCAATACCTTGTTTAGTTGAAGACTTTGTGTTTACAACTACAGGAGATAATTTAGGTATCAATTATAATGCAAATCAAATTGTTTATGCAGAACACAATACTTTATATAATGAAGTAAATTGGTTTTATGCAAAAAACGGATCTGATCAAATTGATAGATGTGTTACATTTAACTACGGAGAAAACTGTTGGACAACATCATCACTTGCTAGAACTAGTTATACAGATACAGGTGTATTTGATTTACCATATGCAACAGAATACAATGCAACAGCTGTGCCTAATTTTCCAATACAAGGAATTACTGCAAAGTATGGAGCATCGACTTATTATGCTCATGAAACCGGAACCGATCAAATCAATTCATCAGGTACAACTTCTATTGATGCATATATTCAATCTGGTGATTTCGATATATCTTCAAGAAGAGGTTTAACCGGACAATCAACTGGCATAGCTGATTTTAGAGGAGATGGTGAGTTTATTATGTCTATGAGTAGATTTATACCAGATTTTAAAGTATTAACTGGTAATTCAAAGATTACATTACTATTAAATAATTATCCAAGTGATACAGCATCAAGTTCACCATTAGGACCCTTTACAATCACAAGTTCTACTGATAAAGTAGATACACGTGCTAGAGGTAGACTTCTTGCAATCAAAATTGAAAACGACGCTATAGGTGAAACTTGGCGTTATGGAACATTAAGAGTAGATATAAAACCAGACGGTAGAAGATAATGGCTGAATATACACCTGTAAGTAAAGTAAATTATAATCTATTTAAACAAAATTATGATCCTAATGTACCTTACAATAAACAATCAGAGACTATTCTACAAAAATATAATGAAGATTTATTCAATAAATATTCGAGTATTGCTAGTGAAGAACCAAAATTAGGTTTTTTTGATAAACTTGGTAGTGGTCTTGAAAATCTTTTTTCAGCTTACGGAGCTGAAAAACCTCAAGTTCCAAATTTATCTTTAGGATATAATACGCCAACTTTTGATTTAGGTACGGGTATAACTAATACTACAGCAGCTACAAATATGTATACACCTTTTATGTCTAATCAAGAAATGGTTAATAAAGATTTAGTTGATCAATTAATTCAAGAAAATCTAATAAAAGCAAATATATTTTCAAGACCTAATATGATGAATATAGCTGGAGATGTTATTCCAGGTGGTATTACGGACATAGATTTAATGAAGGAAAATCAACTACCATATTCAGGTGTTGGAGATATGAGATATTCGACTCCTAGAACTATAGCAGATCAAAATAGAGTTTTAGGTCAAACATTTACAGAACCTAAAAAATCAAACGGGATAATGGATGCAATTATGAGTGTTGTAATACCTGGATATAATTTTATAAAAAATTTAGGTAGTGGTCAACCTTACGAACAATTTACTCCAGGTGGAACAATTAGAAATGGAATATATAGTATTGATGGCGTTAATGTACCGGTCAGTTCTTTCGGTGGTGACTTCTATAATCCAAACACAGGTTTAAATAGATTTGATCGAGCAGCAGAGAGATTTAAAAAAACAGGTAGTATGCTTGATTTATTTGGTTCAAGTAGAACTGGAAAAGAATTTTTTGAAAAACGAAGAGAGATAGAAGCTAAAAAACAAAAAGACTTAGAAGAAGCTGCAAAAAAGAAAAGACAATTTAAACAAGACACTGGCGGCGGAAGTGGTAGAGATTCAGATACTACAAGCGGACCATCATCAGGAACAGGAAGAGGTGCAACAAGTGCAACAAGTTCTAGTTTAGGTGATCTTGGTTTTAGTGATAAAAGATTAAAAGAAAATATAGAATTAATTGGTAAATCACCTTCTAATATAAATATTTATAAATTTAATTACAAAAATAATCCAACAACTTTTCAAGGTGTTATGGCAGATGAAGTATCTTGGGCATCTGTTAAACATCCTAATGGTTATATGATGGTTGATTACAACAAAATAGATGTAGAATTTAAGAAAATATAATGGCTAGAATAACCTCATACATACCAGAACCAAAAGAAGAATATGATGTTGAAAACCAAAGACAGATTCTTCGTGCAGTTGATACTATCAAGAATGAATTAAACTTTTCTTATCAAGATGATCTTAGAAAAGAACTAGAAAGATTTACTTGGTTTAATACAAGATACGGTTGCTAATGAGTTGCAATAATGTAAATAGAGAACTACCTTTTAGTTTAGATGTTGCAGCAGGTAAGATACCTGGTGTTAATGCTCTTTATAAATTTGGAGATAATCCTGCAATTAGCAACACGGAAGAAACTGTTTGGTCACAAGGTGGAATTTATGTTTACCCAACTTCAGCGGAAGCAGTTTATATAAGTTCAACTAATGCAAATGATACTAGTGCTGGAACAGGTGCAAGAACTGTTAAAGTATTTGGACTAAATGCTGATTGGGAATTACAAGAAGAAACAGTAACTTTAAATGGTCAAACTCAAGTAAGAGTAGGAGCTAGTTTAACTTGGATAAGAATATTCAGAGCTTTTGTGGTAACTGTAGGTTCAGGTGGAACTGCTGCAGGAAATATTTATATTGGTCAAACAGGTGCATCAGGTGGAGTACCTACAGGTAATATTTATGCAAATTTAGATACAAGTAATCA